CGACGACTCTTTGTAATCTTTTCTGTTATCTCTTTTTGATAATCGTACATGTCAAGTGGAACAAATCCTTTGTCCACATGTACAATCTTAATATACTTTTGTGCAAAATATATTGGGTCCTTGGCGCATTTCATATACTCCTTGATTTGCTCGGGTGTATACTCAATTTGCTCGTTCGAACGCTTGAGATAAGTATTTCCTAAATAACCGTTAGTCACCTTCGCCCTTTATCATTTTAAGTAAATCTGCAGTAGATACAATAAGATTATTATTTGTTACTTCTTGTTTTGCAGGATTTGCTTCTTCTTTAGCATATCTCTTTTTAGTACTCATTTCAACATAATCTTTATTTGCATCAAGTAATGTTTTCATTAATGTAGATACAACTTCAAATGCTCTGGGCGATTCTGATTGTTTAGCAATTTCAACCATTTCTTTTACTGAGTCATCTCCTAAACTAATAATGTTTTCAATATTAGCTTTAGCTAACTCAATATCTTTTAAATTTTCTTCAGCACCATCATCGAGTACAACAGGATGTTGGATTGGTTGTTCGATAGGTAAGTTTTCAACTTCTTCGTTTGTAGAAAAAGCATTAACAGGCAAGTCAGGTAATTTCTCTGGATTTAATTCGTCCAGCTTCTCTTGCTTTTCTTCGTCATGTACATCGTTTAACGATCTCATATTTAGTGCCTGTGCTATCTTATCATCGCTCATATACTATTTATCCTTCTTTAGTCATCTTCCAATCACCGTCTGTATTGACCCAAGCACAAGCTTTTCGTAAACCAGATGTACTAAACCTATGGTCTCGTTTATTAAAGAAGAGTTCGATGTCTCGTTTGCGACAGATATCTTTACCAGTAAATTCTTTATCTCTATATTCATCACCTAAAATACGAACATCAATATGATACAATTCCAAAATGTCCATAAGGTCTTGCTCAGAATTATAAGGAATAATCTCATCGACATAGCTTACAGCTTTAAGCTGGGTATATCTTTCTACGATTGTTTGTATAGGTGGGTTCTTTTCTTTAGGTCTATCTAATGCAGGGTCCATTTGTAATCCTACCATTAAATAATCACATTGAGCTTTAGCATCTCTTAACATTTGTACATGACCAGCATGTAATAAGTCAAATGCGCTACATGTAAAACCAATTCTCATAATATTCTCCATTATATTTGTTCGCCATTATATATTATAACACATTATTTCGTGTTTGTCAACCTTTTTATGCAGTTGGTGCTGTATTTGCAATTCCGTCTGTATAATCCCAATTATCATCATAATCTATTAAACTGTAATCAACTGACAGCTCTTGGTCTGTTGTTGCTACATTATTTGCTGTCATACCTGGTTGTAAAGTATAAAATTCTTCCGGTTCTGTACTTGTATCAGAATCTGTAGCATATCGTACATCGATAAACTTAATAATTCCAGCTTCTTTTTCAGGTCCGAAGTAGTACGCTTTCATTGTAAAGTTTAGTGTATATATGATACTTCTTCTTTCGTCAAAATTTCCTTCGTATACTTCGTCCATTGACACGCCATTAAGTACTAATGGAATATCAAGTGGTTCTAAACCATCAATTAATCTTACTGTTCTTGTATAGTCTGGATTAAAGAAAGGTACAATTTGCTCTAGCAATTTAACAGCATCTTCTTGATATTTAGTCATGATATACAATGAGAAATCTAAGTTATACGGTGTAGCACCATAAACAAATTTACGACCACCTGCTGTATCGTCAACTACAGTTTTTCGTATTTTTCCTATAGGTGACAGTTTACGGTCAGAATCATATTGCATATTCGTTAATTCAAACGACATACGAGGTAATTGAATTGCTGCTTTTGCTTTAAAATCTGGATTCTGCTCAAGTCGAGATAGTATTTTTTGGAATGGTGCATAAGATATTGGAACAATCATTGATTGTTGTGTTACTCCACCATTATCAACTCGCTTAACTTGCAGCTGATTAAAATAAGTACCAAATAATGCTACATATTTTCGAGTTGTTGCGTTGTAAAAATAATTTGCTATAGCCATTATGAGTCGCTTATATTAATATTTTCAGTAAATGGATCGCTTTCAGAGAAATCGAGAATATTATCACCTTCTTGTTCGAATGTAAAGTTATCTGCTAGACTGTCAGTTCCTACTGCATCAGGATGCGTATTTGACAAGTCAGCAAGAGTTGTAG